TAGCAAGCGCAAGAAAGTCTTTGGCAACCGCTGCAAAGAAACAAAACAAAATTATCAATGCAGAGCAAGCGTTTGTAAAAGGCACTGTTGATCTTGAGTCTCAAGCATTAGATCTTTCCGAACCAGAAAAGCAGCAAGCAATCACGAATGTTTTAGCAAGAGAGCCAGACATACAGGCGCAACTTCAGTTGTTGCAAGAAAATGCTGTATCCTCAGAACAGTTTAGTAAAATGCTTGTAAGGGGAATTAGTCGTCTTTCAGATGTGAATAAAACAGAGTTGGACGATGACGACAGGCAAGCAATATCTTTGTTTGAAAACATGCAGGTAAGGCCAGGGATGTTAAACAAGCATCTTAAGGGTGATGACCTTAGACGCTGGAAAAGTTTTGGTGTTTTGAGTGACATCTATGGGTTTGAAGGCGCGTTGCAGCAAATGAAAACACAGCGTGACGAGATAGATGTAAACACCAGAATGGCTGATATAGAAAATCAACTTGATATTAGCATAGGTGAGGTTACAAAGCAGTCGTGGTACAAAGCTGACCTAGGCATCAAAAATCTGACACGGGAATATTTGCGGATGAACATTCCGTCTGAACGGGCGTTAGAGCAAGCTGCCGCAGATTACTTTGAAAGCCATCAGTTGGTGCGAAATATTATGATTCCTAAAGCAGACTTTCCAAAAGGTTTGCGCAAAAATGTGATGGATAACATTACAGAAATAGCTGACATAGTTGTTGATGATTTCGTAAGACTAAATCCTACTTTGATGGAGGATAGCGATTTAGAACCAGAAAACATTGGGATTAGACCAATATCAAACACCATAGATAAGTTTTATTTGGTCAGAGATGGTGGGTTTTTGTTGCAAAATGAAAATGAACAATACGTTTCTTACACAGTCGCAGAGTTGTCAAAAGCACAGGCCGCTGCGACTAAAAGAAAGAAGGGACAGGCACTTAAAGACCTTAATGAGGCTTTGAAGGGCAACATTATTGATGACGAATTGTTGTTTGAGTTTAAAGAGTTAAAGCAGTGATATGGCTGAAGAACAAGATTTACTAAGACCTTTTGCAACGGAGCCTATAGGCACTCGTGAGTTGCGACAAGTGCGCGAAGCGGCTGTTGAGAGAGCAGAAGAGATTGCTGAAGAAGAAAGGCCGCAAGCGTCTTTCAGTGAGTTCATTGGGTCGAGTGTAGAAGAAGATTGGATGCACTCATACGTCATGGCTGACAAGCCAGAGTTTGAAGTGGATCTAAGTTATCTTGAAGAAGGCTTAAGCCAAGACCTTTTTAATGAGCTTACCGCTGATATACCAGAGAACTACCACGACTTTTTAGAAGATACTGTGAGCGAGGCGCACGCAAGAAGTATGCGCGAAAGGGTTTTGGAATCGGTAGAGAATGAAAAGAAAATGCAATCTTGGGGGTGGTCTGGGGTCGCTTTGAGGCTGGGCGTCAACATGGTTGATCCGGCAGCTATAGGTGTTAGCGCGTTAGGCGGTGCCGCCGCACCCTTGGTATGGGGCAACAAAATGTCAAGGATTGGGCGTATTGTGCGCGGTGCTGTTGGTGGCGCGACAACCAACGCAGCTATAGAGGGTTACATAGCTAGTGAGAGCGTCACTAGGGATGAGTATGATGTTCTGTATGCTGGGGTTGGTGGTTTGTTGTTAGGCGGCGGTGTAGGTGCTTTATCGCGTTCTGTAGGCAACGAGAAGGAGCTTACAAAAGCTATGGAAAACTTGCTTGCTGAAACTGAAAACGCACAAAAGATAGAGATACAGGCAACCGCAAAAAAAGATTTGTTGGATGATAAAAGTGTTGGCGCAGCAGAAAACCCATACTTTCCACCAGTCTTGGAAAGAAATCTTAGAAAGAACACACCAGAAACCGCTGAAGAGTTTGGCGAGTTGCAAAAATCTGAGTCTTTGTTTGGGCTAAACCTCAGAATAGACATGGGTAACTTTTTAATGCAGTCAGACAATCCGATAATAAACGGCTTGGGAAGAAGATTGGCTGAAGATGCTGTTGGTGTGCGCGGTGATAATGTTATTGAGTCTACCGCCGACCTGCTCAAGACAAATGCTTTTAAGGGAAAACTTGCACGGTTCTATCAAACCTACGGCGTTGAATACAAAGCGTGGGCAAAAGAAAACAATATAGGGTTCTTTCGTAGATCACAGTCTAAACAAAGGACATCCTTTGGAGAGCAGGTGGCTGATGCGATTGAAAACCCAAACGGCATACATTCACCAGCCGTAAAGCGGATGGCACAAAGAAACGCAGAGTTGTATCGCGATATTCTACGAGAGGCCAAAGAGGCTGGCGTAACAGGCTTTGAAAACATTCCAGAAAATTTGACGTATTTTACGCATAGATGGAACAAGTTTAAGTTTGATGATATGCGTGTCAAAATTGGAGACAACGGTGTTGAGTCATTGCTAAGACAAGGCTTGCTTAATGGCACCACAGACTTAACAGAAGAAGCTGCGGCACAAATTGCCAAATCAATGAACATAAAACTTAAAAGTGATTTAGCTGGATTAGACTCTGGTTTCTCTCGTTTGTTTACCGCTGATAGCAGAGATACTTTGAAGCAAATTATGAAAGAGGAAAGATTTGGCAAGGAAGAGGGTGGAGAGTTTCGCGCATTCACGGATGAAGAGTTGGATAGCTTGCTTGGTCTGTTTGAGCAAAAACAAACTGGTGTACCGTCAAGAGCTAAATACAGGCTGAGATTCGACATGGAAACAAAGTATCAGGCCGTTAACAGGGAAACTGGTGTGATTGAGGAGTTTTCTGTCAAAGACCTGCAAGAGCGTGATGCAGAGCAAGTATTTACGTTATATGCAAATGAAATGTCTGGGCGCATTGCTCTCGCTAAAAAAGGCATCAAGTCAGAGAGCGATTTTGAGTCGTTGATAAGCCAAGCAAAGGACTTTGCTTTAAATGAGGGTGTGGGGAAGGCCAGACAGAAGAACAGAAAAAGGATTGAAAAAGAAGAGGAAGTTGCAAGAACAATATACAACATGATTTTAGGTAGGCGTCCTCCTAACTCTGGCGACCCAAATGCTGCTTATATGAAAATATCAAGGCTTGTGCAGGATTTCAACTTTATCAGATTGATGAATCAAGTAGGCTTTGCGCAATTTGCAGAGCTTGGAAATGCGGTGCAAGTTGGGGGCGTGCGAGGCTTGATAAGAGTAGTTCCAGAGTTTGGGGCTATGATTAAACGCGCCAAGAACGGAGAGCTTACAGACCCTGTGTTGCGCGATATTGAAGCGTTTTATGGAACTGGCGCAGAACGAATGACCAATCAAATGATCCATAGAATAGACCAACTTGAAACAAATTCTCCTTATGGCAGAGGAATATTAGACGGTGCGCAACGGGGTGTGGATAGGGCAAAGAGAATTACTGCTGACATATCAGGCATGGCTCCAATTACGCTTGGTTTAGAACGAGGCACATCTCGTGTTGTCATGCAAACTTTGGCAGACATGGCGTTTTCCAACAAAAGCCTAAGCCTTAAAAGGATGAGAAGCCTTGGTTTGGGCGATGATGAAGCAAAGTTAGTTTTTAAGTATTTTAAAAAACACGCGAAACTAGAGGATTCATATCTGTTCAAAACAAAAAAACTTAGACAAATAAATTTAGAAGAATGGGGCAAAACAGCAGAAGGCGCACAAGCTAGAGACATATTAGGAATAGCAGTCGCAAGGTGGACAAGAAGAGCAGTGCAACAAAATGATGTTGGTAATTTAAGCCTGTTTATGACTAAAGAGTATGGAAAGCTGCTTGTGCAGTTTAGGACATTTATGGTTGTGTCTCACGCCAAACAGCTTCTTCACAATCTAAAAATAAATGATATGAGAGGGTATCAGGCAATGATGTATTCGTCATTGACCGCTGGTTTAGCATATACGGCACAGCAACAGATACAAATGATTGGCCTTAGTGAAAGAGAAAAAAGAAAACGTAGAGAAGAGAGGCTTTCGCCTTTGGAAATAGCAAAGGCTACGTTTGCAAGATCAAGCTATGCGGCTTTTGTTCCTGGTGCTGTAGACACGGTTTACGGATTTTACTCTCCAGACCCTGTATTTTCTTATAGGAGCAGTGGTTTAGACAGCAATTTAATTACTGGAAATCCAACCTATCAAGCCTTATTTGGGGCTGCTGGTTTACAAAACGCAATCCCAGCCATAACAAGGGCTGGACTTAACCCCGATATTCAAATGACAAAAGGGCGTGCTAGGTCTTTGGCGACCATATTACCATTCTCAAATGCCATTGGCATACAAAACGCAATCAAGATAGCAACAGAGGATTTGCCAGAGAAAAGTCGTCCTAACTAGGATATTTGGTCATACAGTGATATGATGCGATGCAAGGAGTGAAAAATGACAGTTAGCAGCACAACCAAAAGGAACAGCTACACAGGGAATGGTTCTACCACCACCTTTGCTTACTCCTTCAAGATATTTGACGATGATGATATCACTGTCATCCTGCGCACCACAGCGACTGGCACAGAGACTGTTCAGACGAAGACAACGCATTACAGCGTTACGGGGGTTG